AAAAATGCCTATTAAATCAGTAAAAGACCCTGTTATACTTTTAAAAGATAGTAACGGGATAGAAAAACAAACTAAAATGGATAAACAGGTTGTTGTTTATAGACCCGATACAATGGAAATTTTAGGGCGTTCAAGAAGTAATCAATATAAAATAGTAAATCCAGTTGAGCTTTTTAGTAACCACGCAAAAAGATTAGTTGAGCAAAAAAACTTACCGCAATCAAACATTACTGTTGACGATTATGTATTTGAAGGCGGGCGTAAGCAAAAAAGAACTGTAACTTTTCATGATTTATCTAAAGATATGGGAGATGGCTCAGTAGTAAATATGAGAAGTGATATTTTTAACTCAGTTGATATGAGCTGGCTTTATCAAGCTTTTGCGGGTGCGTATCGTAACTTATGCCAAAACGGTCTAGTTTTTGGCGGTCAGCGTATGTACCATGTAAGAAAAAAGCATACTAGCGGCTTAAACATTAACGCAACGCTAAATCAAATTGGCGGTACTTTTCAAATGTTTAATGAAAATCAAGAGTTAATGCAAAAAATGATGGAACAAAAAATATCTTTAAAGGGTATGGCTCACATTTTAGCAAATAATATTTGTAAAACTAAAGAGACTAGCAAGCAGTTACTAGATGATACTAGTATTTCTGTTAACTATAAACTTTTAGATTATTTTATTGACCAAATACAGCGTGAAAGTGGTTCACTTGGTTATACTGTTTGGAATTTGTTTAACGCTCTTACTTATTGGAGTAGTCATATTGACGATACATTTGAAAGAGTTAATAAAGATACGGGTAAAATAACTGAAGTTAAAATGAGCCGTGATGGTTCAAAGACCCATACAGCTCAAGTTAAAAGAGAAGACAAAATAAGAGAATTCATGAATAGCGATGATTGGCAAGCATTAATGAATAATACTTATGTTTTTACACATCTTCACCCGTCTATCCAAGAGCGTATTTAATATGTTTTGTAGTTTATTAGTTATCACATTTATTTTAATTTTATAAAAAGGAAGGCGGGTATATATGGAAAGTCTATTGGTAATAATTTCAAGGATACTTTGGATTATCATTTTAGTAGGAATTATATTTTTACTGTTTTAGTATATACCCAAATATTAAATACAGACCCGCTTTAATTAGCGGGTTTTTTTTTGCTTGCCTTAATTGATACATAAATGCTAAGTAAAAGAAATAAACTTAAAAAGGGAGTTTTTATATGACTGAATTACTTATAAAAAAGGTTGGTTCTGGGGGCGTTCCTTACATGACCAAAAAACACCTTATTGTATTAGCTGATGAATTAGCACATGATAAGTTTTATTATGACTCAATGATTGCTTATCATGAGAAATATGCAAGGTTAACCGAATATTGTGCTAAGGCAAATGCAAGTTTCAATCTAGAGTGGTTTAATAATAGATTAAATACTACTTATGAAAATCTAGTTAATAAGATGCAAAAGGCAATCTCATGCTAATTGATTTTATGACCATAGCAATTTGTGTTTGTATAGGTATTTTTATACTTGCGTTCTTCAGCGATTAGTATAATTTAAACTTAACAAAGTGAGGTAATATGACTTGACTAAATAACTTAAGAAAAAATTAACGTTCATAAATTTCTCCTTATAGACCCCGCCGATAACAAAGCGGGGTTTTTTTATTGCCTATTATTAGGCTTTTTATTGTGCTTTTGGGTTTGGTTTACAGTTGCTATTAATTGGCTTGTTATTGCCTATTTATTAGGTTTTTAAGGGTTCCTATTGTTCGCTCGGGCGGTATCTATTAAGGCTTCTATTAATCGTAAACTAGTAGAATTATAATACTTACTAAAAAATGTCAGATAACTTAGGCCCGCGGGCGTGTGCGGGCGTAAACCCGCGGGATAACCGCTTGAAGTATTTTAGATGTCTATTAGTAGAAAAGTAGAAAAACCCGCAGAAAACCTTGGTAAACTATAACTGTAATTATCGTAAGTTATATTTATTGGTTTTAGGGTGGCAAGGGCCACTAGGGGGTACTAGGCACTAGTTATACAAAGTGAATATAATTTTATAGAAATCAAGGTGTAAACTAGTAGGCATGAAACGGGTGCCGTTACGGGTACCCTAATAGGGATACTAACCTAGGGGGGGAATATAGTGCCCCCGGGTAGGGGGTACCTTCTAATTGTACTAGTGTTTCTCATTTTGTCAAGTAAAAAATTATTTTTTTTATACAAAACACTTGACAACTAGCTAATCGGCGATACAATAGTAAATATGAGTACAAAACAAGCACATATCTTTTCACTTTAGATAGTATAACAAAAGGTAGATATGGTGCACGCTGTACTTAATTAGATATATGACAAATCTACTACCACAGAAACCTAAACAGAAAAAAGAGTTAACCCCTAAACAGGAGGCATTTATTGATGCCCTAATACAAAATGGGGGCAATGTCTCACAAGCTATGAAAACAGCAGGCTATGAGCCTACTTCTCGTACTTGGTTAGTAAATTCAGTATCTTCTGAAATAGTAGAACGAACACAGAACTATCTAGCGGCACATGGAATGAAAGCCGCAAACAACTTAATTACCGCTTTAGATGAAGACGGAACAACCCCCAAGGGCGAGCTTCGATTAAAGGCCGCAGAAAGCCTCTTGAATCGTATTGGTATAGGTTCAAGAGAGACAATAGACCATAATGTAACAGCAATGCATGGTGTTGTGCTATTGCCAAATAAACAGGATGAGAAGATAATAGATGGCTAGAACTCTAAAAGACCCAGAGTTTCATAAATGGCTAAGAACCCACTACAGTAAAGAATTAAAAGATTTAAAACCGCAGGATGCACACAACAAGTTTATAGTTTATTTAGCATGGAGACGAGCAACGCACAAACAACCACCCAAGACACAAGAAAAACATCAACCATACCTTTCGGATATAAATTAGATGAAGACAATAAAACGTTATTACCTATCACAGAGGAGCTTGAGGCTTATCGAAAAGCAAAGGATTATCTTAAATCTTGCTCTTATCGGGAAGTTGCTAGTTGGCTTACCGCAACGACAGGGAGAAAGATTTCAGCTCAAGGCCTTAGAAAAAAAGTATTAGGAGAAATTAATGACAGATAATATAAAACAAATACAGCAAAACAGAGTTTTTGGTAAAGATTGGCAATTTTCTGGTGAATCAAAAAATTTTCCCCAACTTTTAGATATTAGATATGAAAAAGACTACAAATTATCTTTAAAATCTAAAAAATTAAATCCTAGAAAACCAAAAGGAATGGATTTAAAATATGACATGAAAAGGCAGTTTAGTAAAGGATACAAGGGTGATTGATGTACCTCCTCCAAAGCCTAAACGCCAATATAACTACAGTGTTGCTACAAAAGCTAAGATAGCATCTCAAAAAAAGCTTAGAGAAGCTAAAAAAACTGCTGAAAGAAAGAAAAAACAAGTAAAAGCACAGCGAGATAAGGTAAGATACCTAGAAAAAGGCTTAAAAAAGATAGAAGGAACACTAAATGGCAAAAATCCGTCAGTTTTAACGGAAGATGACCTAAAAGTAGCACCAAAAGCACTAAAAGAACACATAGAAGACCTAGATAACGTAATATTTAGGCCAAATGAAGGCCCACAAACAGATTTTTTGGCTTCACCCGAGAGAGATGTACTCTATGGAGGTGCCGCAGGCGGTGGTAAATCATACGCATTACTAGCAGATTTGCTTAGGTACGCACACTTACCAGACCATAGAGCACTTTTAATTAGAAGAACTCTAGATGAACTTACAGAATTAATAGATAAAAGTAAACAATTGTACCCAAAAGCATTTCCGGGTGCAGTTTTTAAAGAATCTAAATCTATGTGGATGTTTCCTAGTGGAGCAACTGCATGGTTTTCCTACCTAGACAGGGATAAAGATGTTACTAGATATCAAGGGCAAGCTTTTAACTGGATAGGATTAGATGAGATTACACATTATCCTACTCCCTTTGTTTGGGAGTATTTGCGTTCTAGATTAAGAACGACAAATCCCGAGATAAAACCTTATC